CTGCTTGTAAGTTTGTTTGTCCTGCTTGTTTTCTCTGTAAGAAGTCCAATCCTGTCAATGCAACATTCAGTCCAGGAATACCAGCAAGTCTTCCTCTAGGTAACTTCGGTGTTCTTGGAATAACTCCTCTACCAGTTACTCTAGTTTGTGTTGGTGTTGGTAATACTCTAGGAGTTGCTGGTATTGAAGTTGCTGATCTTGGTGCTCTTATTCCTCGTAATCCTTTTGCAAGTCCACCTAAACCAAGAGCACCAAAAAGTGCATCAAGTTTAGATCCTTCTGCTTCTTCTTTTTGTTCTACACTTTCTAGAATGGAACGATATGCATCCTTTCTTGTGACAATTGCCTTTTCAAATAGTCCAAGTCTACCTTGCTCAATTTCTCTTTGCGTAGTAAAGGATGTTGCAAAAAGCTTTGCAAGGTTGATTGTATTCCTAGTGCTAGAAGTTGCAAGTTCTGCTAACCTTTCGTAGTTCATGCAAATGCTCCTAGGATTAGATTAGATGCAAATTTATCTTGTCCCTGATATTCAGGATCAAAATTCACTTCAGGACTTGATACTTGCTTTGGTGGTTTTGGAGAAACCTGAGTAGTTTGTCCTGGGATTTGAATAGAAGCAATGTTTGAAGATCCAGGTTCTGTTCTTATAAAAGATTGATCTCCTTGTGGTGTTGGTTCTGCTGGAGGAACCATAATGACTGGAGGTTGAATAGTCTGTGTTGCTGGTGGTTTGATATTCGTGAACTTACCTTCATATCCCTTTATCAAAGGAGAAACTTTTCTGTTGAAATATTCAATCGTATCTACACCAGCAGCATCGATAGTTCTTGCATTTGGATTTCCTCCATGAACTGTTCGATATGCTTTTTCTGCACCCATTCCAGGTTGAAATCCACGTTGTTTGAAGTACTTTACAACCAAATCTAATTGTTGGTTGAATGACATTTTTTTATAGTCTTCAAACTTGACACCAAAGGACGCAGTTTCATTTGGACCCATTTGAATGAGACCAACTCTTCCCGAAACAGGATTAGTTCTTGTCGGATCTCCACTGGACTCCGCAGCAATAATACCCGCCAATTCATGAGGTTCCAGACCAATAATGCCTGCTGCTTGAGCAATGGCAGTCATCTTATCTTCAGAGAACTGAGTAACTGGTAATGGTGGTCTTGGTGGAGGCGGTGGATTTCCACCATCACCTTCAAAATCTTCAAATCGCCTTGGTTCTTCATCTGGTCCGCCAGTACCAGATGGAAGCATTGATCTAACAATACTATCAAATCTGTTCAGTATTGATGAAAATCGATCAACATCTTGTGCAGATATTGTTGCATCCCCTCCTGTTTCTCTTGCAACTAAAGTTTGTCTCCTTTCTTCTGCTCCACTACTTCTTCCTGCAGTATAAGCAAGCGCACCAGCTCCTGCTAACCCCAGCATTCCCGCTCTGCCGCCCATTCTAGGGGCAACCGCTGTTGGCGCAACTCTTGCTGCTCCTCGTGCAGCAGCACCTGCTCCTGCCCCTGCTACACCCTTTACAGCAAGTCCCCCAAGAACAACCGATGAAGTAATATTGATAATTTCTGGTAAAAACGATCCTACGGCGACACTAGCATTTGTGAAAGCATCGCTATATCTTCCTTCCATGAATGCTTTACCAGCAAGTAAAGCACTGAATGCACCAAGTTTAGCTCTTAGACCAAAAAATGCACCACGAATACTTTTCAGTTCATCTTCTTCTTTTTTGAAAAGTTTTTTCTCTTGATCAAAGTATGCTTTCTTGGCACGAATATCTGCTCGTATTTCTTTCTGGATCTGGGAAAGATTGTTATTTACTTGCTCAAATTCTAGTACAAGTTTACCTAAAGTTCTTATAGATTTTGGAGAAAGAGCACCTGCTTTCTCTTCTGCTTCCATAAGCAACTTATCATATGCCCTGCTCATTCTTTGCTGTACAGGAAGTTTGATACCTTCCTTCTGAGCAAATGATGCTAATGGATCGGGAGCACCAGGAATTAGCGACGACTGTGGTTTTACCCTAACGGTTGTCGAAGATGGTAAGACATATTGAAACGCTGGACTAGTAGGAAGCATTGGCCGATTGTTGTGCTTCTAATTTCTTTTTCTCCAAATAGGTTTGGAGGTATGTAACATAGATTTCCCTTTCCCAGGGCATCATATTTTCTATTTCAGTTATGCTCCAATGGTGATGCTGCATCAAAGCAAAATTATTTTCATAATATGCACTCAAACTGATATGATACAGCATTATGCGAAAAAATTTGACAGTCCCTCAATTAGAACATCAGTTTCTACGCCTGTATTTGGATTTTTTACCTTTGTCGAATATGATAATCTCGGCATCGTTTTGAAGAAGTTCTCAATCTTAGAAAACTGAGGACTATCTAATTGCTCAATAAAATCAATTAGTTCTTTTTCAGTGCAATCAGATCCAGACCAAGATTGATCTTCGGTATAAACCTGATCGATGCAAGATGAAACTGCTTTGAACGCTTTATCAATTTTTTCTACGTTGTTTCCAACGTTAGAAACATAAAAGTTGTTTTCAATAAATTGCTGAAGTGAAGGATATTTCATTTTTATTGAAATACCACCACCAACTTCAATAATCTCAGAATGCCCTTCAGGAACAACAAGTTTGATATCAGATAATCTAACTGTCAGTGGAACTTGAGTTTCATTATCATCTGTGCAGGTAACAATAAGTTCAACGCTTTCACCTACAGATTTTCCACGTACATTTAGGAAAAGATATTCTAAGTCAAAACTTGGAAGTTCTTCAACTTTTATTCCACGAGTGAGAATACATGCTTTCAGAATATCCTTGATTGCATTGCTGATATCTTTTTCATTACCACTTTCAAGGGCAATCAGAAGAATTTTTTCTTCTTTTACGAGAAATGGTCTATACTTGACTGGTTTTCCTGTAGAAATTAGTTCAACTTCAAATGTTGGTGCAACAACTTTAGGTAATGGCATATAAATTCACATCATTGAGTTTATTTATCGTGGTTGTGGAATAGGGTTTTTTGGTACTGCTTCACTTTCTTTGAATACAGCTTGACCATCGGTATTAGTATATGTGGAAGTTCTTTCAATGTAATAATAATCATACTTGAACTGTATTGAAGTCTTTACTAACTCAGCATCTCCATATGCAAGTGGTGCAGATACAATATTGACTGGAAATGCATTTACTAAATGATATGTAATTGAACTTGGTTGCATAGAAACATCTTCATTATTAGCAGACAACCTAACAATATCTTCATAGATTTCCGAACTAAACGCAGTAATTTGAATAGGACATTTATACTCATTTGGATATCTCAACTTTCTATATGATGCAGTATTTTCTAATCTTTTATAAACAGTTTCTCCATGAGTTCCATTTTGAATATACGTCGGAGAAATATATTCCATCCAAGCATTGAAAACATCATTCGTATAATAGTCTTGCTGCGAATAAAAAGTCAATTGAACATCAGGATATCTTCTATAAACAGCATAGTTTGATGATACACCTTGCCTCAATCCGTCAACTTGAGATGTCTGAATTTGTGATCCTGGTAAAACTGCTTCTGAGCAGAAAAGAGCAAGATAGTCTCCAGGATCATTATTAGTATCACCAAAAAATCCATGCTGATTGATAAAAGTTTTCAGTGATGGTTGTCTAGATCCTCCAGTATTGAAATCTATCCATACATCATAGATATTGTTATGTGCGGGAGTAATATAGAATCCAGAACTAAATCTATACAGTTCTTTAGTCGGAAGATAATATCTTTTCCTTATTCTAGCGTTTGTTTTAGTCCTAGCCATCTAAATAGAAGACGTTTATATACTATGTATGAGTTATAAGGGAAAGTTTCGACCTTCCAATCCAAAAAAATACAAGGGTGATCCTACAAATATCATTTACAGGTCTCTGTGGGAACTAAAATTTATGCGATATTGTGATACAAATGAAAATATTTTGAAGTGGGCATCAGAAGAACTTTGGATACCTTATAAATCACCAGTTGATAATCGCTTACACAAATACTTCCCAGATTTTTATATCAAATATAAGAATACTTCTGGAAAAATATTGGAAAGTTTGATTGAAATAAAACCTGCAAGACAAGTTGCTGGACCAAAACCACAGAAAGCAAAAACTAAAAAATACCTTTCTGAGGTTTATGAATATGCTAAAAATATGGCAAAATGGGAAGCAGCAAAAGAATATTGTAATGATAGAAAATGGGAGTTCAAGATACTAACGGAGCACGATCTTGGAATATAAATCACGATTTCCTAAATCAAAAATTACAAGTATCCCAGAAGTCGGGCATTTAGTATTGTTTCGTTATCGTGCAGTGACTGCAGAAAAGAGATTTTATGACAAAAATCCACTCTGCTTTATTGTACTCAACCAAAATGAAGTTTTTTATGGGATGAACTTACATTATTATCCTACAAAACAAAGAATGGGTGTTATCAATATGCTTCAAGAAGCACAGGAAAGTGGTGTACAGAACTGGGAAGAATTTTTATTTGGCAGCACTGGGTTCCATAAATACTTGAAATCAGAAGTAGAAAGCAATTTCATCGATATAGCAATGGAAGAATGGCAATCTGCATCACAACTATCTGCTGAAGAATTTGTTAGAAGTTTTCGTGGTGCAGAAGTTCCAGTCAATCCTAGGAGTGTAGTTTGATGTCATATGTTCCAGAAAAAAATTGTGTGCCTGCTACAAAAGCAGGAGCTTGCACACAGACATTTAGATTTGACTACAAGGGTGAAGATTATTATGTGACATATGATGCAAATGTAAACGGAAAAAACTTTTTAGGAATTCCTGAAATAAAATATAGAAGGGGCATTGGATGGGGTCAAACACTCAATCCCAAACAACCAGGAGCAGCAGACGGAGAATTTGAAATTCTTATCAAAACTACAGAATTCCAAACTGCTTGGTCTAACGAAATAAGTGCCTTCAAAGGTCAAATACAAAAAGACGGAAGAACTGAACAAGCAAAAAAAGCTTTGCAAACTACAGCACAGCAAAATATTTGGGATGGATCAAATGCAGGGAATGGATATAGTCAACCAAATCCAAATCCAGGAAATCCCCCAACAACTACGGTTGCTCCGCCAGTTTCAGGTGGACCAGTTGCGATCCCAGAAGAAATAAAAAAATTGCAAGATACTGCAGACGCTACGATTGCATCTTTGTTTGATCCAAATGACCCAGAAGATGCTCTTCAAATTATTACGTATCCAAAAGATGCATATTATGAAAATTCTCAGGACTGTGTTTACATAGAGCAGTTTGAATATAGAGCACCACAAGCAGATGTATTTGCTAAAAATAATCAACTCAATCCACCTGGTCTAATACCAAGCATTCAAGCAGGTCTAAGTCGTAAATCAAATCTCAAAAAATCTATCGGAGCAGTAAGATTACCAATTCCAAATCAATTATCAATATCTAATGGAGTTTCTTGGGCAGATGATAGAGCAAATGCTTTAGAAGCGGGTGCTTTCTTTTCTGCATTGGGTGTTGCTTCAAACAGTCTGAATGGAAACATAACTGAAGCAGTAGGCAAAGTGCTAACTGGTGTTGGTGATCTTGGAAAATTTATTGGATCTGGTGGATTTAGCAACACACCAGCAGGAATTTTACTATCTTCATTTTTAGCACAAGCTGCATTGGGAAAAATTGGTCTAAATGTTGATCCTGGTCAATTCCTCGCTAGAGCAACTGGAACAACGATAAATCCAAATCTTGAGTTGCTTTTCAATGGTCCAAAATTGAGAAATTTCAGTTTTGCGTTTGAATTTGCTCCAAATGACGATGAAGACGCTAGAGCATCAAGAAGAGTTATAAGATTTTTTAGGCAAGGAATGGCACCAAAGAAAAATAATGCCAATTTGATTTTTATTGGATCTCCAAATGTGTTTAGAATAACATATAAGAATGGTGATAGAAGAATAAAAGGTCTAAATGCATTCAAAATATGTGCTCTAACTGCATGTGAAGTCAACTTTACCCCAGAAGGTGTTTATCAATCTTACGATGATGAACGAGCAGTATCACAACCAGTCAGAACAACAATGACGTTATCTTTTACCGAATTGACGCCAATCTTTGAAAGAGATTATTTTGATGATACTGATCCTAGTGTTCAAGATGCTCTAGGTGGAATTGCTGGTGATAAATTTGCCCGAGACGATATAGGTTTCTAAAATGTCATACTTTTCCTATTTTCCAGATCTACTACTACCATCATTCTCAGATAACCGAAATTCCAGTTATGATGTCGTTCGCGTAAAAAACCTATTCAAAAGAGGAAAAATCAGAGATGACTTTTTCCAAAATGCAGTGGTTTTTGACAAATATGCTATAGTTGGTGATGATCGTCCAGACAACGTTGCAGACAAAATATACGGAAATCCAACTTTAGATTGGATTATTCTTCTTTCTAACAATATTATCAATGTAAGAGAAGAATGGCCAATGTCACAAGCAGATTTCAACAATTATCTGCTCAATAAGTATGGAAGTGAACTATTGCAAGAAATCCATCACTACGAAACCAAAGAAATCCGTGATAGTGAAGGAAATCTGCTCCTACAAGAAGGATTGATTGTTGATGCAAATTTCCAATTCAAGTATTCCAACTTTGGCACTCAAATTACGCTATCTGGGGCAAATATTGTTACTTCCGTAAGTAACTTTGAATTTGAAAATAGAAAAAATGAAGAAAAACGCACAATTTACGTTTTGAGGCAAAATTACATCCAAACCGTAATTGACGATATGCGTGAAATCATGACTTATACTGATAGTTCTCAGTATGTTGACAGACGTACTAAAAAGGGAGCTAACTTGAGGATTTTATCCCCACGCTAACCCCCAAAAAACCTATTTTGCAATTTTTACCCAGAATTTTTTTCCCGACTTTTTTGGAAACAAAAGTCGATTTTGAAATCACTCTTCAGCAAGTCGCTGGAAGTATGACAGGGTATCATCTTCATCATCATCTGCTGCAGGAGCAGGAGATGACTTCACAACACGCTCTTCTTCCTTCATCTGTTGACGAGACTTCATCACAACCTCTTCTTCTTCATCGAACGTATCAGGATCAACACGACGACTAGAAGCGTTAGGATTTAGAACACTGTTCATACGCTTCTCCAATTCTTCGTAAGACTTGAACTGATCAGGACGAGTAAACTCTTCAAGAGAATACTGCTTCTTCCAGATTGCTTCCATAGCATCATCATCATCCAGAAGTGCTTCAGGTTTTGCAAACTCAGAACTGTCGTAGTTACGATAACCAGCAACGTTCTTGATCTTCATCTTGAAGTTTGCACCTTGCCAGAAGTCAAACGGATCAATCGCTTGCTCATCTTCATACTCAGGTTGCATGGCAGCAGTAATCTTATCAAAGATCTTCTTACCAAACTTGAACAAAAAGACTTTGCCTTCGTTCTGAGGATTAGCAGGATCCTTTACAACATAGATGTTGCTGATGTAAGTCAGTTTACGCTTCTGCTTACGTGCTTGTTCTTTATCTGCTTCACTACCACTGTTCCAGAGAATTCGATTGTGCTCTGAAACAGGATCTTTACCACCGAGTGTGGTAAGACTATTCTCAATATACCAACCTCCTGGACCTTGGAAAGCATGTGACCACACTTTTGCCCAAGGCAATTCTTCACCTTGTGGTGCAGGTAGAAAACGGATCACTGCATAACCGTTACCTGCCTTATCTACTTCTGGTTTCCATACACGATCATCAGCACCACCAGTGGTGCTCTTATTCATTTTTTCGATCTCAGTTGTCAGTTTAGAAGTCAAACTGCCAAGGCGAGACTGTTTTTTTAGATCTGCGAAAGACATAGGATTTTTTGTATTCGTTGGATTGGGTGGATTGAAATCACCTGTCACATCATAACACGGTATTTAGGGAGTGTCAACTTTATTTTGATGTCAACGCAATAAGTTTGTGTATTTCTACTGACAAAAAGAAAATGATCAGCACCAAAAAATCCCAGACTTTATACTTGATCGCCCAGGGAATAGGAAGAAGATTTCCGAATATTCTGATAATAATACCAGTTTGCATGTCAATATTCAAAAGAAAAAGGTATCCAATAAGAGCAGATATACTTCCAATATAACGAAGCATTACGAAGTTCATTTTAGCCTCGTTTGCAATCCTTCTAAAGTTTTTCTCATGTTATTGAAGATGATTGACATGTCAACATCTTTGAAACCCATTGCTGCTGACGTAATCTTGATCTTCTCTTTCATCTCCAATGCTTCTGGATCATCTGACAATGAAAGTCTTGTCCACATGACTTCTTGCTTATCTAAAAGCGTCTTTAGTTTTTCAATGTGTTCGTTCTTTTCTTTGTCGCTAAATGAACTGAACTGAATAATGACTTCGTATAATTCTTTTTGAATTCTAAAGATGCTTTCCATCTCCTCACGGATAATCTCAGACTGAAAAAACTTACCCATGTGTCTTCTCCGATAGTCGCTCCCGTAAATATTCTTTATACTTACGAGTATCAATATTTAGAAACGGTGCATACTTCTTCAATTTTAGACTGATCGCTTCCCAAATTGGGTCAGTCAATTTCTTATCTAAATTGTTCCCGAACAGGAAAATTTTATCGTAAATGGTGAGGGTTTCTATACTGACATTCCCGCTCAGGAACATCTTTAGGATTGGTGGATGTTGTCTTGAGGCATCAAATAACTGCTCTAGGTTGTATTCAAGCAACATATCATCTGTTTGCTGCTTGAACTGATAGAACAAACTTTGCTGTCTTCCTTGCCAGGATGAGTAAACACTTTCACCAGATCGAATAATCTCCCCAATCCACAAAGCATCTGGATTGTCACATGCTACAAAGTTGGCAACGAAAAATGATTTGATTTCATCGTCATTATACTTCCTTGACATTTTTTCAAAGAAGTATCTGTCTTTTCTTTTGTAGAATGAGTTCAGACTTGCTCTAGACTTGCCAGCATATCTGAAGTAATCATAGTTCTTTCTAGTAAAGTGTTGTTTGAATGCAAGGTATTGTTTATACGTATCAAACGGGTTCATAATTTTGTGGGTTGAACATCTCAACAGTCTTTTTCTGCCCCTTCAATTGTATCTTGGCAGCAAATTCAATCTTTGGTTTGCTTGGGCACATATTACAAATCCAATGAGGTTCTGTAACTTCTTTAAAAGAACTTCTAAGTGCTTCTTCACTATCATTGATACTGGTTGGTTTATATTCAAGATACTTCTGCCACTGAGGATCTTCTAATTGACCAGTAGCTGATAAAGATTCTCTTAGATATGCTACCATAGGACACTTCCATAAGTGTCCATTATATAATTGAGAATTTGCACATGTACACCAGTCAAAACTAGAAGATGGATTACCATCTTCATGTGGAT